AACAGCAACTCTATAAACATTGGCTACAGCATCTAACGCTACACTCAGTACCAGTTCAGGTAAGGCGGAGACCTTACCCATTAAAGCTTTACGTGGGGCTGGGTAGTTAGGCTTAGACATCTTCTCATTTTCAGATACATGGTGTAGCACTATGAATGCTGATTCATATTCTCTAGCCATGTAGTGGAACGCAGACATTGCATCACGCAATGCTGTCCATTCATTGTCGCTAACTGCAGCAACATTCATTAAGTTATCTATATAGATTGCTGATGGTGGAGCACCGTGCAGTTCAATCCAAGCTTCAATCTCTTCTTCAATATCTTGTAACGAAGGAGAGGGGTCAAAACTAAAACGAACATGTGAAGCACCATCAGCCAGTGCATCTTCCAATAAGACAGATGCATCAGAGTCCATCATCTTCTCCATATCAGTTACTGATTTATTCATTAGGATTGCACCAGCACGAAGGGCTATCGTTCTTGAATCAGAGTCTGCTGAAAAATATAATGCTGGAGTCTTAGATGTAATTGCGTACCATAAAGCAAGCATGGTTTTACCACCACCTGGTTGCGCTGCAACCAAGTGTAATTGTGCCTGACGGAATACAACTTGATTGCTGGTGAGTTGAGGGAGAATCTCAGGAAGGGCATGCCCTGCTGGAGATTCGACCCCTACTACTTGCAATAAGGTACGCATGGATTACTTAGTCCAGATTGTTTCTGCTTCTACTGCGCCAACAGTAAATGGCTTTGGTCCCTTAGCTGGATCAAACCAACCTATGTAAGACTTGCCTGCTTTCGATACGCCCTTCTTCTTAGCGTACTTACCTCTACCATCTGGTAGATCAGGTGCATCTGGGTGACCATATGTCCATTCATTGTCGTATCTATCTTTGATTACTTCAATACCAGCAGGAACTACAGTTGGATTTAACCCACTAGCAGTTAGTACTTGCATTGATTTATCCATTGATGTCATGCCACCACGACCACCAAGGGCGATCTGTAGTTCAGTTGCTGCTTTGATTGCTTCAACTGCAGCCTGCATGTTAGTAGCAAACTCAGCAGCACTGTCACCTCGGACGGTGAATAGGTCAGTACTGTTTAGCTTACCTGTGTATGAGAACTTAGACTCAGTCATCTATGTTCATCCTTTCTTTCCCTTTGTTGTTGGTATTTTCAATGGGAAACTTTTACTACCCATGGCTGGGCATTGGGATTGGAATGAACACATGCGACATGAGTCGCCAACGGATGGTGGAAACCATCCTTGTAATACTGAATGGTTCATTGCGCCAAATACATAATCAAAATATTCTATTGTTAGGTGCGACAAATCTATTAGATCGTCAAGCGAACCTGATCTTGTCATAAAGAATGCTCCCCACTTGGGGCGAATGCCATAAGCTTTTTCAATACCAGCAGCATATAAGCCTGCTTGAATCATACCGAATGGTGTCCTAGAACCTGTCTTGTAGTCAACGATTACCAAGTCTTCCCCTACTTGGTAGATCGCATCAACAATAAATCGAACTGGTGTTCCCCCGAAGTGAACATCTGCTGACCATTCAATTCCAGGACGACCATCTGGCATCGTAGCAATTTGCCAACCAGAAGACTCATACCATTTCTGATATGCCTCTACCTGCTTGAGTCCATCGCTTTGCCAAAACGATAGATCTTCTCCGTCTGGGCGCAAGGTGGTCTTGCGTCCAGCCGTCTTCCACTCTGTCGAGGGAATACCTGTCTTGTCTTCGGTCTCCTTGACGGCATCATTAAATACCTCAAGCCACTTCTGTGTCAAATCAAAGGAAGTCATCAGTCTCTCCTTTGTACTCAGGGTGATCGCTTGGTGTTGGGGCGGTCATAGGAGAACCACAGTTAGCGCAGAAGGAATCAAGAAACCACATGACCAGTTCGTAATCTTTAAAGATTGCCCTAATGACCTGTATGTCTGAGCCACAGTTGATACACTCATTGCTTGGTATACCACGCTGGTCAATTGCCAAGTTGCTTCTTATAGAACTCATGGTTTAACCACTCCAGCATGGAGTGGACAGCCGAACCAGCAGCAAGGTACACCGCAGGTTTCTCTGGAACCATAGCTATTTTGCTAAGATAGTATTTCTGTGGGCAGGACTGCCATGTAGATAACTGGCTATAAGATCTATGAGGAGGAAGTTCGTTCATAATCGTATAGTAATCTAACCAAGTGACATTCTCAGGGAACGACACGAATCACATTTATACCAAGAATCTGATAAAGTAAAAGGGTGGTGGGTGGGAAAGGCTCGCTCAGGCGAGCCGTGAAAGATAATAGGAAACAAAAAAAGAGGGGGATCAATTAAGATCCCCCTCTCTTCTTAGCCCTACCATTCAGGTGGAGCAACTGCGAGCGCATCTAGCGTGGCTATATTGATGCACCCGACTGCTGGGATGTCAATACGACGCTGCAACCCTTTTAACATTTCCTGTAGGGGAGCATCAAGCACATCATCGCCAGCAACATTAAGAGCTATACGAACTTTCGTAACTAGCTCACTTCTTTCATCTGGTCCAACAAGTGTCAATAATTTATTTGTATCCATTAAGAAATAATTTGTTCGGTATCAATAGTCTGTAACTGAACAGTTACTATTCCTCCGAACCCACTCGCAAAAGTGGGAGGTGAGACTTGCTCAAATTGAATAGCACGGATAACACAGATTCTTTCTTCTCCATTAGAAAAGTCTTGGTAGAGTACCGCTCCTCCATTTTGTTCAATGCGTTCCAAATAACTAATCCGTTCCCACGGTATTGATATTCTGGTATTGCCATTAGGGTCTCGCTCCTCTTCATAACAAAGTAATGGAACAGTTAATGTTCTAGATCTTTGTGGTGCAGGTAATGCACGTATCTGCCACTCTTCTAATAAAGGTGACTTAGTAGTATCAGATGAATCTCTAGTAAAGTTAAATGTAATTTCAAAGTGATCTGATGGTTGGACATAGCCAGCTAAAGTAATCTCAGTGCTCATACCAAGGGGAGTAGAACCAATAGTTATAAGTTGGTCATCTTGATCTTCAATAGTAAATCCTAATGTTCCACTACTATCTCCATCTGAGTTAATCAATAAAGATACTGGTTGTTTTCTTTCACTAGTACCCCATCTAATCCAGCCAGACTTTAAATAACCAGATGCTGCTTTAACTGTAGCAGATTCAATCCACACACCAGTAGATGATGTAATAAACTTTTGTCCTGTTGTACCAATAAAAGAAACACCATTAGGTGAACTGCTATCAATAACTAAATCAGATGCATAGGCATAGCCATTACCTACGGCTTGACCTAAGTTAATACGCCACAATCCAGTAGATCCAGATACGGTTTCAGATCTAGTTCCGTATACATAAGACTGGTCAAAGGCTAAGTCAGATACATTACCAGTAACATTAAGAGGTCCATATGTAAATGATGTACCATCTGTTCCAACTGTACCTACACGGACACCTTTAGATGTAGCAAGAATAACAAACTCATTTAAATAAACTCTAACCTGATTTAATGATTCACCCCTAGGTAACTCTGCAATAACGACAGGGTCGTTAATTGCAGCTACTGCAGAGGTAGCATTCATTGTATAAGATTGGATTCTTGATACGGCACCTTGTGTATAGCCAACAATAATAGATCCAGGTAGTTCGCTGATTGAATTAAAAGTTAAAGATGTATTTGCAAAATCATATCTAACCTCACTGCTAGTCATATTAACTGGGGGAGAAGCTGGGTTCCTACCTAATTCATATACATGTACATCAGCAGAGTCATGCATAACTCCAGCAATAATTCTATCTTTAACATAGGCAATAGTCTGAACTGTTATAGATGTATGGGCAGATGGTTTGTTATATAATTTAGTTACAGCCAACGCTGTGCTTACTTGATATATACCATTGTTAGCTCCAACAATTGCAAAGGTTCCATCTGATGTTAATACTTGTGCGGTTGTAGATGTAGCCAAAGATGTGGATGTAGTTGTACTACCATTGTAAAAACTTACGTTACCACCTGATATAAAAAATGTACCACCTGATACGGTTGCTGGGTAAGATGCTGCTGCTGTACTTAATTGTGTGGTTGCTGGCAATAATGAAAGCTCGCCAAGAGTCCAAGGATCTACGTTGTTTGATTCATAGAATCTAAATAGATCAGATGATTCTGCGTCATAGAATCTTTCGCCCGCACCATGATGCCATGAGGTTGCAGATCTTAACCACCAGTTAGATAGCGACTGCTCACCAGCAGTTGCGCTCTGGTCAATACGTTCCTTCTGGTATGTCGTAGTAATTCTAGAAATTTTATTATTATCCGAAGCAGCAGAAAGCCAAGGAGTATTACCTATAGCATAACTAGCAGCGAAATCCTCACGTTGGTATCTAACCAACGCAGTAGGAATATTGGTGCTGATTGCAATAGGCAAATCACCTTTAAGATATTTATTGGTAGTTGCCACGCTTTATCTCCTACTTCTTATTTGGTTGTTCTATCCATTTAAACCATGGTGATGCGTCATTACCACATTCATCTTTAATAGATATGTGTAAATGTTTTATATGTTTATTAGAGCCAGTATATTTTCTATCGCCTTTTTGTTTAGACCAAATGCGACTATCAAATATTAAATAAGAAACTCTATTGTCTTCTTTAAGTCTATTGTAAATATCTTTACAATCTACTCCACCAATAGGATCATGAGTTAGGTCTACTGCTAGACCAGTATTGTGGTCTGAATCAGGACTGGCTACTTGATGAGCAGCAGATGGTAGTAGACCATCGCTTGCTTTCTTCCTCTTTGGAAACAATGCCGTCGCTTGGCGCAGCACAGCAATTGCAGCAGGTGTGGCTTTCTTGACTACAGGTTTCATTCATTACTCTTTCCAGCCACTAGTTCAAATAAACTGTCAATCCGTTTTTCTAATCTATCAAGTGAGTCACGCATCGAAGTTCCTGAATTTGGTTTAAGCTCATTAAGGTAATGTTTTACCAGCCAACGAACTGAGCCAGCAAAGCTGGCGATTATTGTGGTAACCGCTACTGCGATACCAGCCCATTCGTTGGT